AGATGTCGGGGAACCGCCAGCCATGGCAGTGACGCCAGGGGGTGCCCAGTCCGACGTTAACACGGTGCATGTATGCCAACACGGTAGATTTAGGCGAAAGCTGAACTTTGACATCGTCGTTGTCATTTGCGTCCACCGGCAACGGCCGGCGGTCTGTGATCCATTCAGTCATGCGGTGCGATTCGCGTGGGGCCTCTCCAGAATCCGACCCGTCGGGCGCCATGGCCGGGGTAAGTGGACAATTTCTAAACTGGCACAGGTGGCGGCCAGGCTACGCTGGCGGCATGGAATGCACCATCCTTGATCTGCGTTTTCACGACCGCGGCGTCGAGCTGGACCTGCAGCCGATCGAGCCGGGATCACGGCCGTTCCTGGCGAAGGCCTCGATCGACCTGGCCATCGACGCAGCACTGCACCTGCAGCCTGGCGACAGGGTCAGGGTGGCTGGGGATGAGGTCTCGGACTCCCGGCCCTGGGCCATGCTGTCGCGGATGGAGCGGGTCTGATGCAGATCACGACCGTGGCCGTGGCGATCCACGAGCGCGACGCCAGCCCCGACGATGAGGGCGCCATCGTGGTGACGCTGCGGACCGGGCCCGGCGGGTTCGTGTTCGAGCTACAGGAGGTCGGGTCAGAGTCTGGCGTCACCCTGACCGAGGACGAGCTGGCAGCCCTGCCGGCGGCGAGGGCTGCGCTACTGGATCAGTTCACCCGCGAGAGCTGAGCGACCGCGGCGGCCTCCAGCACCTCGCATGCCTGATTCCAGCTGTGTGCTGGGATGGCCAGGCCGTGCTCTGTGTCCTCGTGGAGGACGCAGGCCAGGTAGTGCCCGTCAATGCTGAGGGGCTCGACGGCCCATAGGCCATCCGTGAGGGCCTGGTGGAACCGCCTGGCCTCGTGGTCGGTGTCGATCCACGGTGGCAGCCTGAACGCGTGGATCGACGGGCCGAGGTCGACGGTGAGGGCGTAACGGGACATGGTGCGGATGCGGTGGGGTGGTGCCGGGATGGGCTCCCGGCAGGCCGTGGGTGGTCAGCGAGTGACCGTGTAGCCGTTGGCCTCGAGCAGAGCGATCGCTGCGGCGATGTCGCCTGCCTCGGCCTCATTCAGCAGCTGGCGCGTGGTGCGCAGGTGCTGATCCAGCCCGCGGTAGAGGCGGGCGTCGCTCTCGGCCATGGCCCTGAGGCTGGCCGCGAGCGTGTCGGCGATGATTCCCATTTGTCGAGGTGCGGTGGGCTCGCCAACTGTAACCTGTGCGGGACGTTTCGCCATCCCGTCAGGGTGACAATTCACGGATCGACACACTCCACCGCCTGATCCTCGGAATCGACGATGCACGCCAGCCCGCCGGCCGCCTGGACCTGCCGCTGCCAGGCCAGCTGCTCGGGCCGAGCACGGCGAACCTGGCCCGGCGCCTTCGCCTCGACGCTGACGAACTGCGCCAGCTGCTGGCCCAGGTGCTCGGGGCCGATCGTGACCGTGCGCCAGCCGATCAGGTCGCCGCTGCCCGGCTGCAGCCCGAACCGAACCAGCCGGCCGGACTGAGCGTCACGCAGGGCGCCTACGTTGTTGCGAAACAGCCGGGCCCGGCCGCGGCTGCAGCTCAGACGGATGCGCTGCTGGAGCTGGGTCTCGCGGTTCATGCCGCAACGCTAGGAGGGGCCGGATTGTGACGATCTGTGAGGTGTCCGGGGGTGGGGGTGGCGAGGTGTCCCGCACGGGTTACAGTTGGGGCATCGGGGGAGAAAACCCGATCGCCAGCCGGCCATAGGCGTTAAACCGGGCCGAGCAGCCCCCAGTAGTCCGGGGGCAACACCACCCCACCAATCCCCCCGCACCATGACCACCGTCACCCGCCTGCTGGCCACCCTGCTGGCCGTCATCACCGTCCCGCTGCTGATCCTCTACCTGGTCACCGAGTCACGCCCCCAGCGTGCGCGTCGATGGCGCCGGGCCGGCATGACCCAGCAGGCCATCGCCCAGCGCCTCGGCTGCAGCCGCACCACCGTTCGCCGGATGCTCGCATCGTGAGCAGCGCCGATCGTGTCGCCCGGTTCCGGCGGCGCCAGCAAGGCCTGGCACCAGGCCTGCCCCGCTGCAGCTGCGGACGCCTCGCACTGGGCCAGTATGCGCCGCTCTGCTCGCGGTGCTGGGCGGCCGGGCCGGGCCGGCCCGAGCTGGCCAGGCAGAAGCGGGAGCGGCGGGCCGAGCTGGCCAGGGAAAAGCGGGGGCAGCGAGCCAGTCGGAAGGGTGGCACAAGACCTACGGGGTAGGGTGTCCCGCACGGGTTACAGTAAGGGGACCGGAGCCGACCCGGTCCCACCACCCACGAACTAAAATGACCACCGCCATCCTGACCGCTACTGACGCCCTCGCCGCCTCCGTTACCTGCCCTTTCTGCGGTGGTTCCGGCAAGCTCCCCCACTTCTCTCACGTTGCCAACGGTGACTGCTTTGCTTGTGGCGCCTCTGGTGAGCTGCGCGACCTGACCGCTTTCATCGGCGACAACTCAGATATGGTTCTCACGGTTTATGTCAACAATGGAACTTTCAGCGGTGCTGAGATTCGCCGTCGGACCTGGAAGAACATTGAAATGAGCGTTGCTCCGTATCGTGGTAAAGAGTGGGGGCGCGATAGCTTCTACCGCGTCATCAATGACGCCGAAGAAGCCCGTGCAATTTGGCGGAATGCAAAGCGCCTCGGGGTGAATACCGAGCTGGTTACCTGACCCCCCCACCGGCCAGCCGGGCGCCGCAAGCCCGGCAACCCATCCCACTGCATCGCCACCATGGCCCATCCCATCCCCACCGTTGACGACCTTTTGGCCAGCACTCACATCTGGAACAGCATCCACCGCTGGCCTGCCGAGGGTGGCGCCATTGAGATCACCACCGCCGAGCTGCGCCAGGTCCTCGAGGACGCCTACGACCTGACCATGCCCAACTGGCCCGCCATGGTGGAGATCAAAGATGCCTGACCCCACCGCCCCCGGTCACCCGGGGGATTTCTTGCGCCGTCGTCACGCACTCCCAGAACGCCCCGCCATCACCCGCTCGGCCCAACCCCATGGGTTGCGCATCCCGCGGGCCTTGCCGATCAGCACCAGCTCCTGGTACGTCCGCGCCTGGCCCTGCTCCCGCCGGCGAGTCCGGCGCTCAACCGCCTCGATCTCCCGCAGCTCGCCGGCGGTCTGCTGCAGGCGGCGGACCTTGACCACAGGCACCGCCCCGCACTCGGGGCAGCTCGGCAGCTGCGGGGCGTAGCAGCAGAAGCACACCTCGCACTGCCGCACCCCCACAGCCGGCTCACCATTGCGCGAACGCTTGCGGCGCCCCTCGAGGGACCACTGACGGGGCTCCTGGGGCAGCCCGTGGCGCATGGCGTTGCCGACGTGGTCGAGGATCAGGCAGTCCGCCTTACCCTCGGCCGTCCGCAGCCCGCGGCCGCAGCCCTGCAGCCAGACCGTCAGGCTCTGGGTCGGCCGCAGCCAGATCACCGCATCCAGCGCCGGGACGTCGACGCCGGCAACCCATAGCTGCGCGCAGGCCACCAGGTCGAGGTCACCGGCCCGGAGTAGTTCCACCGCCGCGCGTCGCTCATCGTCGGCGCTGCCGCCCGACACCGCCATCGCTCGCAGGCCCGCCGATCGCCACCGCTCCGCCACGGCCTCGGCGTGGGAGACCGTGCTGCAGAACGCCACCCCGCGCCGGCCGCGGCAAAGCCGCTGCCAGTGATCGAGCGCGTCACCCACGACCGTCGGGCGGCTGAGGATCTCGCCCGCCTGGCCCTGGTCGAACTCACCCGCGCGCGTGCGCAGGCCCGACAGGTCAGGACCGGGCGGGCCGAACACCCGGCATTGAGACAGCAGCCCTTCAGCGATCAGCTCGCCGGTGGAGCAGGTCGATACAAGCCGATCGAACAGTTCGCCCAGGCCGCGGCCGTCGAGGCGCTCCGGCGTGCCGGTCAGGCCCAGCAGCAGCGGATCACCGGCGGCGGAGAGCACCTGCCGGTAGGTGGTCGCGACGGCCAGGTGGCACTCGTCGAGGATCACCAGATCCGGCCGCGGCAGCCCCTGGCGCCGCGCGGCCGTCTGCACCGCCACCAGCTGCACGGGCTGCCCAGGGTCGGGACGATGCCCGGCGCGGATGTGGCCGTGGGCAACCCCGAGCTGGGCCAGCCGTTCGCTGGTGTCCTGGAGGATCTCCCGCAAGTGAGCCAGGAACCACACCCGGCGGCCCCTGGCAACCGCCGACCGGATGATCTCAACGCTGACCGCAGTCTTGCCGAATCCCGTGGGCGCGACCAACACAGGCGCCCGGGCGCCGCTGGCGTAGGACTGGCGCAGGTCCTGCAGGGCCTGGACCTGACGGGGGCGGAGGTGGAGGGCTATGGCGTGGATAGCGGCCGCCGCTATCGTACCGAAGCCGCCACGCGCGTCGATGCTCAGTCATCCCCTATCCGTTCAGCTGACGCCGCAGCAGCTGCGATGGCTCGACGCTCTGCGCGTCAGGGCCGGGCTTACCCGGTCGGCCATGCTGCGCACAGTGCTGCAGCAGGCCATGGAGCGCGATTCGGGGCGGGTTGCGTGACCGATCTCCTCACCGAACTATCGCGACTGCCGGAGCACTGGCACCTGGTCGCTGTCGACGGGCGGAAGCGCCCCTACCAGCGCGAGTGGGAGCGCCGCCCGCTGGATCAGGCCGCAATGGCCCGCGAGATCGCCAGCGGCAAGGCCCGAGGGATTGGCGTCCAGCTTGGCCCGGCATCCGGGCTCATGGCGGTCGACCTTGACGGCGCCTCGGCGGCCGAGGAGCTGGCCCGGCTCGGCGTGCCGATCATCGGGCTGCCGCCGACGTGGGCGGTCACCAGCGGTCGCCCCGGGCGCCAGCAGCTGTTGTTCACCGTCGCGGCTGATCGGCAGGAGGGACTCAGGCCGGTCAAGCGGTTCCCGAAGGGCCCCGATGGCGCGCGCGTCATCGGAGACGACGGCAAGGCCGAGAACCTCGACCTGCGCTGGCACGGCCAGCAGTCGATCGTCGCCGGCGCCCATCCGATCACAGGCGCCTATCGCTGGGTCAGTGGCTGCAGCCCTGCTGACCTGCCCCTGGCGGAGGCGCCGCTTGAGCTGCTGGCCCTGATGCGCGGCGCCGTGAATGTGCAGCCGGACCTGTCGCCACCGCCGGCGCCATCGGGCGGCACTGTGCCGCTGATCGAGTTCGTGACCCGCGACAGCCGCGACCTGATCGAGTCCGGCGGCACGCCCGGGGCGTGGAATGATGATCAGCTGCGCCTGGCCCTCGACCTGCAGGGCGCCGAGGCATGGCTGCTGGCCCAGGGCGCCAGGCTCGACGCGACCGCAGAGGATCTGTTCCGGCAGCACTGCAGCGCCGCGGCCAGGCAGGCCCCGGACTTCGACTCCCGCAAGGCCATGCGGCGGTTCGCAGGTGCCGCCAAGCGTGCGCCAGGGGCCGGGACCCCTGAGGCCAAGCTGCTAGAGCGGCTGCGGTTCCACACTCGGCGCGATGCGGGCCCGGCCCCTGCGGCGTCCCTGCCTGCCGCCCGCAACCAGGTCGAGGCAGAGCCCCGCAGGTTCGAGAAGCCGCAGAAGCTCGAGGCAGGCGAGCTGCTGGCCGTCCTGCGCGAGCAGGCCGCAGGTGGCCGCATCCGGTGGAACCGCTTCACCCAGCAGCTCGAGATGGACGGCGCCGAGGTGGAGGGCGCTGAGCGGTTCTACCTGTGCCTTGCGCAGCAGGGCTACAAAGTAGCCAAGGAACTGGCCCTCGACTGCCTTGTCCAGGTTGGCAGGGAGAATCCCTACGACCCAGTCCGGATGTATCTGGACCACGTCGCGGCGACCGTGGCGCCGGCCTACATCGACGGGCTGGCGACTGCATACCTGCGGCCGGCCGACGCGGGGCCGACCCTCTACGACCACATGCTGCGCTGCACCCTTATCGGTGCCGTCAGGCGCGTCTACGAGCCCGGATGCAAGCATGACACCGCGACCGTTCTGATGGGTGAGCAGGGCGCGCGGAAGTCCAGCTTTTGGTCTGCCCTCGGCGGGCCGTTCTTCTCCGACGCCCTGCGTGACATCAGCTCGAAAGACGACCTAATGGTCCTCCACCGGTCCTGGATCATGGAGTGGGCCGAGCTGGATCACATCATGGGCCGCAAGCATGCCGGCCAGGTCAAGGCGTTCCTCTCCCAGTCGACCGACCTGTTCCGCGTCCCCTACGGCAAAGCGACCGAGTCGTTCCCTCGCCGCGGCATCATCGTCGGGTCGACCAACCGTCAGAGCGGCTTCCTCCAGGACGACACCGGCAACCGCCGGTTCTGGGTCATCCCGACGACCAGGACCCAGTCCGCGCCCATCGACACCGCTGCCCTGCATGCCGAGCGTGACGCCATCTGGTCCGGCGCCGTGGCCGCCTACCGCAGCGGTGCCGCAAACTACCTGTCGGCCGAGCTGGCCCAGCAGGTGAGCGCTGAGAACGAGACCTACCAGGTCGACTCGCCATGGCTGCCTGCCGTGGCCAACTGGATCGAGCGGCAGCGCGTGCCCGGCGAGAACATCACCACCGAACGCATCCTGTCCGATGCCATCCAGAAACCGGTCGAGCGGCAGACCCGGGCGGATCAGATGACTGTGGCGGACATTCTGCGCGTCCTGGGATACGAGCGCCGGCGGTCGATGGTCGATGGCCAGCGGCAGTGGCGATGGCACCCCTCGATCTGACCTGCCCTACCTGCTGAGCCGCCTCGATAACAGGAGGGGCACCCTGAAACCCCAGTCACTGACTGGGGTTTTCTGCTGTTTGCCTCACCTGCCCTACTGCCCTACCTATGTCCAAGACTTTCCCCGTTTTTTTTTCTTGCCCCCCACCCTGCCCTGCCCGTATCCTCCTCCCCTTTTATATCTTCTATCTAGGTAGGGTAGGTAGGGTAGTAGGGGCAATCCCTGGCAGGGGCAGGGTTCTCGGTCTGCCCTACCTTCTGGCAGGTGGGGCACAGGTGGGGCAGCCCGAGATCTGGCAAGCTGGGGCAGCAGGGGCAGGGGGGATGATCCGCGTTTCCGTCTCCACCACTGGGCTCGATGCGCTGACGAGGTTCGCCGCGTCGCTTGCCGATCAGCTCCCGTTTGCCACCTCGCTGGCCCTAAACCAGACGGCCCGAGACACACAGCTGGCCCTTCGTGATGCCACGTCTGCCTCGTTTGCCAACCCCGTCGCGTTCACCCGGAACGCCTTCCGCTACTCCAAGTCCAGCAAGGCCCACCTGGTCGCCGAGGTCTACCCCTCCCCCGATCGTCCCTATTTCGACCCCCAGGTGTTCGGAGGCCCCAGGCGGTGGAAGGACTACGAGGGCTTTATCCGGGGGCTGGCATCAGGCCGGGGGCAAGGCCTGCCACCCGGCAAGCTGGTGCCCACCCGGGCCGCCATGAACGCGGCGGGCAACCCGAAGCGCTCGCTATTCGGCGAGATCGAGTCACGCCTCAGCACGACCGACCGCGGCGGGTTCATGATCGGTAGGCCTCGCGGCGGCGACCGGACGCCGGGTGTCTATCGCCGGTCGCGCGGCCGGTTGGTGCCGTTCTTCCTGGTCATCGATGAGCCGCAGTATCGGCCGCTGTTCCCGATGGATCGCGTCGGTCAGCAAACGATCGCGAGAGTTTTCCCGTCGCATCTGCAGAAGGCGGTCGACCGGGCGCTAGCGTCGACCCGTTGACGGGTCCCTGTTTGCCGGTCTGGCGAGGGTGATCCTGCCTCGCGCTGTTTCGCTAGCGGGAGGCCCCGAACCCGCTAAAAGCCAGTCATATCAAGCGCTCTGAGCCCCTCCCTAAGAATCTTTAAGGGCCTGTCCGTAGATTTAACTTAGGGCTAAAGGCCAGCTAATGACTCTCATTCTCAAGAGCGCCTACGCCAGGCACCGCGGGGTCACCCCTGCCGCCGTCACCACGGCGATCAAGTCCGGCCGGATCGCCGACGCAATCGTCACGCAGAACGGCCGGCAACTGATCGACATGGAAAAGGCCGATTCCCTGTGGAGTCGCAACACCCTGCAGCAGCCACCGCCCGCCGCCGCTGGACCTGCCACCATCCGCCCGACGGCGCGCGAGCTGCAGCAGCTGATCGACTCGCTGCCCGAGGACGACATCCCCGACCTGAACCAGAGCCGCGCCAGGCGCGAGCACTACCAGGCGGAGCGGGCGCGACTCGATGCGCTGCAGGGTCGCGGCGAGCTGGTCCCTGCTGCCGACGTCCGCCGTGAGGCGTTTGCCCTTGCGCGCCAGGTCCGCGACGCCTTGATGGGCATTCCCGACCGGCTGGCCCCGCAACTGGCAGCGGCCCAGGACTCGCGCGTCTGCCACCATCTGCTCAGTGAGGAGATCCGGGTGGCGCTGCGAGGGCTGGCGGATGGCTGACGCGGTCGACTCTTACCGGCTGCCGTTCCTCGATGGGCTGACGCCCCCGGCGCCGATGACCGTGAGCGAGTGGGCTGACGCCCATCGAATGCTGAGCCGCAAGGGCTCATCGGAGCCGGGCCAGTGGCGCACCGATCGGACGCCCTACCTGCGCGAACCGATGGACTGCCTGAGTCCCAGCAGCCCCTGGCGCCGGGTGGTCCTGATGTTCGGCAGTCAGATGGGCAAAACGGAGGTGGTCCTGAACTGGCTGGGTGCGATCATCCACCTGTGGCCCGGCCCGACGCTGCTGGTCCAACCCACCCTGGACATGGCCAAGCGCTTGAACCGCCAGCGCCTGGACCCGCTGCTGCGCGAGACCCCGGCGCTGGCGGAACTGATTGCGCCATCACGCAGCCGCGACTCAGGCAACACGATGTTCCTCAAGGAGTTCCGCGGCGGCATGTTTGTGCTGACCGGCGCCAACAGCGGCAGCGGCCTGCAGTCAATGCCGGCGGCAAACCTGGCGGCAGACGAGGTCAGCAGCTACCCACTCGAGGCCGACGACAAGGGCGACCCATTGGAGAACGCCGAGACCCGAACGAGCACCTTCCCGATGGGCAAGGTTCTGATCACATCGACGCCCGGCACCCGCGGCATGTGCCGTATCACTCAGGAGTTTGAGACCCGCAGCGACCGCCGCCGGCTGGCCGTACTGATGCCGTGCTGCGGATCGCGTGAGGTGCTGCAGTGGCGCGAGCACATGCAGTGGGACACTCCTGACGGCGAGGTGTGGTGCAGCTGCCCAGCCTGCGGCGAGCGGGTGGCGGAGCACCACAAGACCGACATGCTGATGGGCGCCGAGTGGCGCGCGACCGTCAACGGCGACGGCATCACCGCCGGATTTCACCTGCCGGGCTGGTACGCTCCGGCCGGCTGGCAGAGCTGGGGCCTGATCCGCGACGAGTTCCTCCGCGCCAAGGATGACCCGCTGCTGCTCAAGGGCTGGGTCAACAAGCGCGCCGCTGAGGCATGGGAGGACGAGGCCGTCGCCAAGGTTTCGGCCGACGGGCTGATGGAGCGTGCCGCGGCCGATCCCTACAGGACCGGGTGGTGCCCTGCTGGTGTGGTTCTGCTGCTGATGGCCGTCGACGTGCAGGACACGTGGCTGGAGGTTGCTGTCTGGGGGTTCGGCGCTGGCGATGAACAGTGGCTGATCTGGCACCAGCGCATCGAGGGCGACCCGTCGACGCCCGACCCTTGGCAGCAGGTGACCACCATCAGGCAGACCGCCTGGCCGCGAGAGGGCGGCGCGACGCTGAAGGCTAGGCATTGCGGCATTGACACCGGCGGCCATTTCACCCAAGAGGCCTACGCCTACTGCAGGACCCATGCCCGGGAGGGCGTCGTGGCACTCAAGGGCAGCAGCGTCCGAGCGTCACCACCGCTGGGCCGTGGCCGCAGGGTCGACGTCAACAGCAAGGGCGCGACCATCAAGGGCGGCGTCACGCTCTACATGGTCGGCACCGACGGTCTGAAGCGCACCATCTACGCCCGCCTGCGCCGGGACGACGCCGTGCACTTCGGTCAGAACGCCACGGAGGAGTTCCTGCAGGGCCTGACCTGTGAGCGCCTGGTCCCGCGCACGGTCAAGGGGTTCCAGGTGCTGGAGTGGCAGAAACCGCCCGGCGCCCGCAATGAACCGCTCGACCTGACGGTTTACTGCCTGGCCCTGCTGGAGCTGGTCCGACGGCGCTACAACCGCGCGACGATGTGGGAGCAGCTGGCCAAGGCCGTCGAGGGTCCAGCCGCCCGACCCGAGCAGCCGCGACGACGGCAGCCTGCGCCGGGTGGCGGATTCGTCCAGGGCTGGTAGGCTATGGCCGGAATGCGTGGGCGCTTGCCCCTGCCGTAAGGCGGGGGTTTTTTGTTGCCGCTACAGTCCGACTAGGAGGCCGCGCTATGACCGTTCCCGCAAAGATCAGAGCAGGCGCCACCATCCAGTGGGTCGAACCGGCTGGCACCGACCTTAACGGCAACGCGGCGACGTCTGCCAGCTGGACCCTAACGACCTATCTGCGGACGCACGTCAACCACGAGGGCGCCACCGTCGTCGGCACGGCCCGCAGCGACGGCGGGTGGAACATGGCGATCAGCGCGTCAACCTCGACCGGATTCGAGGCCGGCACGTGGTACTGGGAGACCCGGCTGACCAGCGGCGCGCTGGTGATCCCGAACGGCTACGGGACGTCCACCGTTCTGAGCAGCCTGTACTACACGGGGCAGCCGTCATCGTTCGACGGCCGCAGCCAGGCAGAGAAGGATCTGGAGGCAGTGCAGGCCGCGATCCGCGACCTTGTGGCCAAGAAGGCGCAGCAGTACACCATCGGCAGCCGCAGTTTCACGGCCCAGAACCTGGGCCAGCTCATGCAGCGGGAGGCGCAGCTGAAGGCAGTCGTGGCCCGTGAGCGTGCCGCCGAGAAGGTGGCGCAGGGCCTGGGCAATCCGGGCAATCTGTTCGTGAGGTTCAGCTGATGGCCAAGCGCAAGCGCAAGCCGGTGAGAGTCGCGCGCCGCGCCTACGAGGGCGCAGTGATGAGCCGGCTGACCAGCGACTGGGTGACGTCATCCAGTAGCGCCGATGCCGAGATCGACGGCAGTCTGATCCGCCTGCGCAACCGATCGCGGCAGCTTGTCCGTGACAACCCCTACGCCAGGCAGGCCATGCGCGCCATCGGTGCGAACGTCGTGGGTCGCGGCATTCGGCTTCAGGGCCGCGTCCTGATGCAGCGAGGCGGCGGCCGGCTGGACGCCAACGTCAACCGCGCCATCGAGCGCGCATGGGAGGATTGGTGCCACGCTGACACCTGCCACGCCGCCGGCCGGTTGTCGTTCGCCGAGATCCTGAGGCTGGCCGTGACGTCGACGGCGGAGTCGGGCGAGGTGTTCATCCGGCTGGTCCCGCAGGCCATGGGCGGCGGACGAACGCCCCTATCACTGGAGCTGCTCGAGGCCGACTATTGTGACGAGGGCAAGAGCCACGGCGCCGAGCCCGACGGCCAGCAGTGGCGCATGGGCGTGCAGGTGGACCGATGGCAGCGGCCGGTCTCCTATGCGTTCCGCACGCGCCACCCGGGCGACCTGGTGAACAGCGTCGGCGGCATCGTCGTCGAGGTGCCAGCCTCGGAGGTCCGCCATCTGTTCGTGCACGAGCGGCCGAACCAGACCCGCGGCGTGCCCTGGACTGCATCGGCCATCCAGAGGCTGCACCACTTGGCGGGCTACGAGCAGGCAGAGGTCGTCCGCGCGCGGGCGACCAGCAGCCTGATGGGGTTCATCCAATCGCCGGAGGGCGAGCTGCAGGGCGACGAGGTCTACGACGCTGACCGTGTGTCGAACTTTGAGCCTGGCGTTTTCAAGTATCTGGCGCCGGGCGAGACCATCAGCGTGCCGCAGCTGGACGCGCCGGACGGTCAGTTCGAGCCGTTCATCCGCGGGATGCTGCGAGCTGTGGCCGCCGCGATCGGCTGCAGCTACGAGACGATCAGCCGAGACTTCAGCCAGAGCAACTACAGCAGCAGCCGACTGAGCCTGCTGGAGGACCGCGAGATGTGGCGGATCCTGCAGGACTGGCTCATCGAGCACCTGTGCCGCCCGGTGTTCACTCGCTGGCTGTCCGCAGCCATGGAGGCCGGAGTTGTCCAGATCCCCGGCGCGACGCCCGACACCGCGCGCATGGTCGCGGTGAGATGGTTCCCGCGCGGCTGGGAGTGGGTCGACCCGCAGAAGGAGGTCGGCGCATACAAGGACGCCGTCCGCTGCGGATTCAAGACTCAGGCCGAGGTCGTGGCGGCCAGCGGCGGCGACCTGGAGGAATTGCTGATTTCCCTGGCCCAGGAGCGCGAGCGAGCCCAGGAGCTGGGCCTGACCCTCGACATCGACCCGGGCAAGGTGAGCGGCGCCGGCCTGACGCAGGCCAGGCCGCCGGGATCGATCATCCCGCAGGACCCCTACGGCACCGATGACTCGGCCGACCCCTCCGACCAGGAGGATTCGGACCGATGACCACCATCAACGATCGTCACAGCGTCGCTACGCTGAACCGTGAACGGGAAACGGTGCCCATGCTGGAGCTGCGCGAGCTGAACAGCCAACCGCTGCGCCGGATGGCCGCGCTGGACTACGCCACCGCCGCGCGACTGAAGGACGAGGACGAGGACGACCGCACCTTGGAGTTCAGCTTTAGCAGCGAGGCGCCCGTGGACCGATGGTTCGGCCGCGAGGTGTTGAGCCACGCCGAGGGCGCCATGGATCTGAGCCGCCTGAACGACGGCGCGCCGCTGCTGTGGAACCACGACCCCGACCGAGTGCTCGGCGTGATCGAGCGCGGATGGCTTGACGACGGCCGCGGCATGGTCGCGGTCAGGTTCAGCCGATCCGCATTCGCGGAGGAGAAGTTTGCCGACATTCGCGACGGCATCCTGCGCAATGTGTCGGTGGGCTACAGCATCACCGACGCAGCACCCCTCCGCCAGGACGGCCAAGACGGCATCCTGGCCACCTCATGGCAGCCCCATGAGGTGTCCGTGGTGAGCGTGCCGGCTGACCAATCGGTCGGGATCGGGCGCAGCCTCGACAACGACGAATCCGCGGCTGTTGCCGCATCCAACCCCTCAACCCCCAACAACCCCATGGAACCGACCATCGACATCGAGGCGGTGCGGGCGCAGGCTGCGGCCGATGAGCGCTCCCGCGTCGCCGCCATCACTGGCCTGTGCCGCGAGCACGGCGCCGACCATCTGGCCCAGGGCATGATCGAGCGTGGCGCCAGCGAAAGCGAGGCCATGCGCGAGGTGCTGGCCGAGATCGCCAAGCGCGCCAAGCAGCCCGCCACCCCCGCCACCCCCGCCGCCCGCCCCATCGCTGGATCTGCCGACATTGGCCTGAGCGACAAGGAGGCGCGGTCCTACTCGTTCCTGCGGGCGATTCGGGCTCAGCTGTTCCCCAACGACCGCACCTTTCAAGAGGATGCTTCCTTTGAGCGCGAGGTCAGCGCCGCAACGGCGAAGCGCATGGCCATGACCCCTCGCGGGTGGGTTGTCCCTAACGAAGTGATCAACCAGCGCACCCTTACCGTTGGCAACGCCAGCTCAGCCGGCGACCTGGTGTTCACCGACGCGCGCCCCGGCTCATTCATTGAGCTGCTCCAAAAGCGCAACGTGCTCTCGTCCCTGGGGGTGCAATACCTGACCGGCTTGCAGGGGCCATTGGCGATCCCACGCCAGACCGGATCGTCGCAAGCCTATTGGACTGGAGAAGGGCAAGAGGGCAACGAGTCCGATCAGGCCGTTGATCAGGTCAACCTGACCCCGAAGCAGCTCACCGGCTGGTCTCGATTCTCGCGCCTGCTGCTGCTGCAGTCCTCCATTGACGTCGAGAACATGGTCCGTGCCGACCTGACTCGCGTTCTAGCCCTCGAGATGGCCAGAGCGTCCCTGTACGGCACCGGCACCGTGAGCCAGCCGCAGGGCCTGAAGTTCGTGACCGGCATCAACACCGAGGATTTCGCCGCCGCCCAGCCCACCTACGTGGAGCTGGTCAGCATGGAGACGAAGATTGCCGCCGACGATGCCGACATCGACACGATGGGCTACGCCACAAACGCCACGATCTACGGCGGCTTCAAGACCACCGAGAAGGCCAGCGGCACCGCTCAGTTCGTCCTGGAGCCCGGCGGCACCGTCAACAGCTACGGAGTGGTGCGCTCGAATCAAGTCGAGTCCGGCGACGTTTGGATGGGTGTCTGGAACCAGATGTTGGTGGGGATGTGGGGTGCGGTCGATCTTCAGGTCAACCCCTTCTCCGAGGACAAGGCCGGAAACGTGCGCGTGGTCATTCACCAGGCCTGCGACATCGCAGTCCGTCACCCCGAGGCGTTCTGCCGCGGCAACAACACCCTCTGAGCCTGAGTCATGCTGATCAGCATCCTGCGCCAAACCTCAGTCGCCGGCCGGCCCCTACGGGTTGGCGATGTGACTGAGGTTGCCGATCCCGATGCCCGCGTCCTGCTGGCGATGGGCAAGGCGGCGCCGGCTGCTGATCAGCCCCCCGCTGGGCCAAGGCGGCCCCGCAACCGTAAACCCGACACCCTGGACTGACCATGGCCATCCATCAGCAAACCCTTGAGAAGCTGCAGCACTTCCCGCTGCACCCCGTCGCCTCCGAGTCGACCACGTTCACCGGCGCGACCACCAACATCGCCGACCTGAAGGATTTCGACGGCGACATTCAGATCATCCTGGACTCAGGCGCTGCCGCATCCAGCGGCACCATGACTGGCAAGATCCAGGACAGCGCTGACGGCAGCACCGGCTGGGCCGACGTCACCGGCGGCGGCTTCACGGCCGTGGCCCAGGCGGCAGCTAAGCAGGTACTCACCATCAACCGTGACGGCATCAAGCGCTACATCCGCTTTGTCGGCACCATCGCCGCCAGTGGCACCACGATCTACAGCGTCAACGGCTACGGCTTGAAGAAGTACGGCTGATGGCCATCCCTGAGGATCCCGCAGACTTCCTGGCCGACTTCGGCGTCACTGTGACGCAGGGCGCGACCACGGGGCTCGGGATCCTCGACATGCCGGGAGAGTACGTCGCTGACGGCCGCGTCATCACGACGGAGTACCTGCTGAGGGCGGAGGCGTCCAAGTTCGGCGCGGTGGGCTATGGCGACGCGATCACGGTGGGAGGCGCCGCCTACACTGTGAGGGAGGCGCCCCTACTGCTCGATGACGGCGTGTTCTGCCTGATCCTTCTCACCAAGACCTGAGCCATGGCCATCTCCCAGAGCACCCGCGTCCTGTTCACCCGCCCGAGCAATACGACGGCCTACGCCGCCGGCGATGTGATCGGGACAGCTGACAGCGCGATCCATGGGCTGACCGGAGTGGTGGCGAGCGACCGCTACGTCATGCTGCAGGAGGCCCAGCTGCTGATCCACGTGGCCAGCGTCAATGCCGGCATGAGCGGGTTTCGGTTGCACTTCTACGACTCCTCGCCGACCGCGATTCTCGACAACGCGCCCTTCGACCTGGTGGCAGGCGACCGGTCCCGTTGGCTGGACGAGGTTGAGCTGCCCCTGCCATCCGATCGCGGCAGCACCCTAGTCTCCCGGGTCGTCTACCCCGGACTGGTCCTGAAGCTGGCTGCCGCGTCGAGCTCGCTGTTTGTGGAGCTGGAGACCCTCGGCGCCTACACCCCGACCAGCGCGGCGGTCTACGAGATCCGCTGCCGATTCCTGGAGATGGGCCTGTGAGCCTCGGCGCCCGCCGCCGACGCCCGCCGACGCCGGGCTTTGTGGCGAATGACCTGTGGCGCCGCGCCGGTGAGATTCCGTCGTTCCACATCGCCCCGGCGGCGCTGGGCCACGCCCGAGACCTGATCACGGGGAGGGTGCTCGGCACCTACAACTCAGCATCCCCGGCTATGGCCGTCGGTTCCGACGGGCTGCTGTTCACCCCAGCAGCGAATGCGCCGGTGATTGAGTACGACCCTGTGACTCGGGCGTGCCTGGGGGCGAGGATCTGGGAGGTCGTCACACAGCAGGCAAGGGCCACCCGTGACCTGACGCAGTCGACAGTCTGGACGGCATCGGCCATCACGCCAACGCGTGACCAGGTCG